CAACTAACTTAGATTTCTTTAATAGATCTTTTATCTTGACTCCCTCCTCACATACCTTATATGAATTCATTTTAAATGTTTCAATTTCAAAATGACCAAATATAATATCACTTTGCGGTATATCACAGGGATTTGTATTCCATGGACAAAAAGTTAATGTCTTATCAAACGCTTCAATCGTTAAAGGCTTATCTAGAATAGTAACATTTGTTCTCTTCTTAAAGATTGAGAGGGAGTTTACATCTGTACGATGTTTATAGTAAATATCGTGATTACCAGTAATAGCTATAATATTAAAGTCAGATAAAATATCTAGTATATCAGCAGATACCTGTAGTGTGTTAACAGATATCTCACTTCGGTTATGATGCCAGTCACCACAAAATATAAGATCTTTGATATTTTTTTTCTTACATTCTTCCTTAAACCACAACGCCCATTCAAGCGCGTTTTTATGCCATTCTGTACTATTAGAATGTACCCCTAGATGAAGATCAGAAAATATAGCAAAGCGCGGCTTATTAATCGTGGTATAAGTCATCTTCTTCATCAACAGGTTTTACATATACAACCCCGCCGCCGGTGTTATCCGGGTTAGTCATATAAGCTTCATAAACTTGTTCTTTATAGTTTTTCAAAGCCTCGTGATGTTTTTTCTCTTTCTTGATCCTGTTAATAAATGCATTGAAAGCTATTGTGGTAAAATAAGAGAACGGGTTAGATCCACTCTCAAATTTATACTTCTTATACTTCAACGCGGCATACATTTTAACCAAAGCGTCACCAATCATATCATCTTTATAAGTGTAGTTAATAAAGTTTGAGTTATAACTTAGACCGTATGAAATCTTTTTAATGTTTTCTGCCAAGTCGTCGGTTAATACGTCAGTATCGTAATATTTTTGAAGGGAAGCCTTGAACACTTTAGGTTCAATATAATACTCGCCTTCTCTCTTTTTCCTAGACATTAAAGATATTATAACTTACTATATATCTTTTTCAACGTATTTTATCTTTTCTTTGTCATATATCTGCTTACGCTTATTACTATGACGGATACCGTATCTCAACTTATCACATATGTCAAAGATAACAAGCTTATCTTTCGATTCATGCTTACGCAAACCTCTACCTATAGACTGTACTGTTCGAATAAAAGACTTACCACCGGCCGCAAATATAATATTATGTATGTTCTTAATATTTACACCAGTGGAAAAAATAGCGCTTATTGCAATACAAATAACGTTACTCTTCTTCTCCATTATTTTTTTAATCTTATCTCTTTCCTCTACGTCTACTTCACCTCTTATAAAGTACACTTCTTTACCACTTATATTTTGTAAGTGTTCAAGTAACGCTTCGCCGTGTTTTATATGATTGACAAGAATTAGACTGTTGTTATCCAATTTGGCTAGTAGCTTTTGCAAAAATAAATTTCTACGATCACTCTCATAGATAAAATCTAATTCAGCCCTATAACCATTAACACCATCGTAGACAGGACTATGCTTATAGCCAATATTAATAATTTTTATCTCAACATTAGCTAAGTAATCTTCAACTCGTAACTCGTAACTCGACTTCTCGTATATAACTGGACCCAACTTACCAATAATTGACCACTTATCTAAATTATCCTCTGGTAAAGTACCTGTAAATCCGTACTTGTTTGGTGTTATTATCTTGGATATTATCTTACTAATCTTATTACTCGATTTTATTTTGTGACACTCATCAACTATTAGTAGATCAACATACTTCATCCAATCACTCTCATCGAATCGACTCTGGACTATACCTATATTACATATAACCACATTTGCAGTAAGGTCAGGCTTCATCTTACCCGTCCATTTAGTCAACTTAAAGGTTGTACCGCAGTTCATAAACTCATCATATGTTTGAGTTACAAGTCCTAAGTCAGGTACCAACACTATACACTTAAACGTATCCTTATCTTTGCAGTGTTGAAAGTAATTCTCTATAAGAGCGGCTGTAGTAAATGTCTTACCTGCACCAGTTCCAAGCACACAAGTACCTCTACCTAACTTAAGTGACTTTTTGATTACATCTTCTTGATACTCTCTTAAGTCAAATGCAAAATCTTTGTATAGAGGGTTGTTATAACCTACATTTAAGACTGATTTCAAATTATCAGTAATATTAACGTCAATATTAATTTGCTCTTGTATAAGGTATTGTCTGATTAGCCAATATAGACCTAACTCACATGATCCGGTTGCTGTTATAGCGTACTTACGTCGAGGCGCGAACCTCGAGTAACGCCTAGCGAATCTAGCGGCAGTATTTTCTACAGAAAAGTTCTCTCTAATCTTTTCAAACAACGATGAATCACTGCAAGTAAACTTTAACTTACCACTCGACTTAACAATATCAAAATTAATCATAGTTGTTCCATTTTTTGTATCTCAACGATATTTTTAATCTCGTATCCCATCTGCGACATTATTTTCTCTACTTTTTCAAGATATTCAATAACGTGATTTAAGCCGTATATTTTATCGTTAATCTCAGCAAGGCTATTATGATTTTCTGCTGCAGTCTCAGCAGTACTGTTTGTAATTTTTACCGGTGAGTCACGGATTACTTGTTTAACTATCTCCTTTTTAAGAGTTTTCTTCTTCTTTATAAGCCTATTCTTTTCAACCTTAGCTTCGATGAGCCGAGCCACCCAGTAATGCTTACGGGAAGGTAATCTCATTTGTTGATCTTTTACATTAAAGTCATCAAGTACTAAATCCTGCCCTACCTCTTCAATGTATCTTTTTAATCGATCATCCACAAAGTTAGTATAAATATAAATATGCAAGAATCAAGAGGTAAATTTGAATCTCAGTTCTTTAAACTAATATCTGAAGATTTAGCAGAGGAGAGTATGTCTGTAGGTGGTGGAGCTCTTGGTCCAGCTGCACAAGGTGGTAAGAGTTTTAATCCGGATGGTCAGATTGACTCTGATGATACAATAGCTAATCGCGATGGAAGACTTGCAAAAATGTTAGGTAGTGGTACACAAACAAGAAGTGGTTATGTATCTAAGAAAAAGAAAGATAAAAAGAAGCGAGGTATAGATGGTGTATTCTTAACTGGCGAAGAAGGTGAGGAAGAAGGACACTCTGAGCACGAAGAACAAAGTAATGGCTGATCTAGGACATTGGCAGGGATTGCTTACAGAAGACACTATTCCGTACGGTTTTATATACGAGATAACTAATCTTACTAATAATCGTAAGTATATTGGTAAGAAGCAGTGTCAATCAGTCCGCAAACGACCGCCTCTTAAGGGTAAGAAGAATAAACGGCATCAAATCGTTGAAACTGATTGGAGAACTTATACTTCTTCCTCGAATGAGTTAAATAAGGATATAATTGAACTAGGAAAGGAAAAATTTAAGTTTGAAATACTAATAAGTTGTGATAGTAAATGGGAACTCTCATATAATGAGATGAAGCTACAAGTAGAACGCGAAGTCTTACTAAAAGATGAATACTACAATGGAATTATCAACGTTAGAATTGGAAAAAGAAGACGATAGTATAAGAGGTTATACTTTTGTTAATTTAAACCGTCTTTTAGAGTCGTCTTATAATGAATATCAGTTATATATAAATGAGAACGAGCTTAAGTTAACTAAAAAGGAACAAAAACGACTAGGGTTCCATTTTATAGCATCTAAGATCATTGAAGTCTGCTCATATAGTGATACAAAGAAGTGGTTTTATTACAAGATCAATGAGAGTGTTGAAAATACGTTAGTAAAGCAGCTATTTAGATCCTTACCGACTAACATAACATATGGTGATACTTCATTTAAGCAGTTTTTAGATGATAGAGATTATAGTTCTTTCAATAGTAAGGATGTTTCAAAGGTGAGTTATGAGAAGTTTAGCAGATTTTTACATTCTAACGGGCTCCTCAATCTAGTCAACAAATTACATATAAATTTAAATATAAAACTATCGTTACTCCCATAAATATAAACATGAGTAAATTCCTCGAAGCTGTTGAGAATAATATTCCAGAAAAGGATCTAGATAAGATAACAGATGCGAAAAGAGCTTTACAGCGCTTCTTACTTAGTAAGGATATTAATGTCAAGGTGAAGACTTTTAGGGATGATGTTATGATAGAACTTGAAGACGGTCGTATAGTTAAGCTTGAAGTTCGTGATATTACTGATAATGTTGAAGATCAAGAAGTGGTATCAGGAAGTGACTTTCAAACGTATGATGTAGATGCAGAAGTTGCT